CGCAGCCTGGAACTGTAGGGTTTCCATCCCTTCGGCCAGTTTGGTGTCCAGCACCCGGTCCGCATTGACCAAGGCCCGTTGCACCCGTTGCTTGGCCACCGAATCCTTGCCCACAAAAGCGTTCTGCACAGTCCCATCCTTCAGGAGAGACTGGATGTTCTTGTAGGTAACCAGGATTTCGGATCGCTTCTGGTTGATTTGAGGTAGGGGGCTCTTCAGGATGCCGGCTTTGATGTCGGCGAGTTCCTTCAGGCCGTGGGCCATGCTCTTCACGGCGTTGTTGTCCTTGACGAAACCCTCTTCCCAGGCCGCGTTCTGGATCGTCTTGAGGAATTCCCGACCCTCTTTGAAGTTCAACTCCCGGAAGACTTCGGGCTGGACGATCTCCCTACCCTGAGTATCGAATAGCCCTGTAGGTCCCCCGCCAATCTTGGTCTTCTTTTTCAGTTCTTTCATCTTCAAGTTGAAGAACTTGAACGCCCGCTCTTCTTCCTGAGTCCTAAAAGTCTTCTTGGCGACACCGGAAAGCCTGTCTTTTAGGGTCTCCAAAATCTCGTCCACCTGGAAGTTGGCAGCCTTCTCATGTGAGAGGCGCTCGATCTCCAGGTCAGCCTGCTTGTTCAGAGGGTTGATGGCGTCCTTTGCCACGCCGCCTTTCAGTTGTTTGGTGCTCCTCGGGTTCTCCACAGAGGTCCCGAAGATACCATCGACGAATTCCAGAAGGCGTAGGTTGGCGCCTTTCACCTTCTCCGGGGTGTAGTTCTGCGGGTTCTCTGCGAGGTCATCGGCCAGAGTCATATTGAAGGTTCCGTTGGACTTACGGACACCCGCTTCTTTCAGGATGTTTTGGACATCCTTCGCCTTCATTTTCTGCCAGTTTTTGATGATGTTGGAACCGGCTTTGCCGAAGGCTGAGAATCCGCCTGCAACCAAACTCTGGTAGGTGAGTTCCTGCAGGTCCAGGGGGACATCCTCATCCAGGAAGAACTCTCCGATGCCTGCTTTTATGGTCTCGACCGTGGCCTTGGCTGCAGCCCCGCCAAGGGCGGCACCGGAAATGGTTCCGATCGAGGCTCCGATACCTCCTCCGGCTGTAGCCCCGGCGGCTATTCCGGGCGGCCCTCCGGCGGCACCTAGAGTACCGCCGATTGTAGCCCCGGCTACTCCACCACCCTTAAAGCCGGCTGCAGCCCCTGCCAAGGTTCCGGCCCCCACAGCCGGACCTTCGACACCGACGTCGATGTCGATGTCCTTCAGGTCTCTTTGAAGCTCATCGCGACCCTCTTCGGTGAAGAGGTTCCAAAAGGGTATGAATCCGAGGACGACGTTGGTCGGCTCAATCTCCCGGTACTTGGTATCAGAGTTAAGAGGACGGTACTGCTCACCGTCCTTGTGCATTTCATAGCCGAGACGCTTCAGGTAGGAGCGTCGGCGTTTCGGTTGGGTGTCGAAGACGTTCTTCACCACCCACCGTTGCCAGTCCGACAAGCCGTTCATAGTAGCAGCGGAGTTCGACTGCCGGTCATGGATGATGTGGTCGGGCACGTCGAGTTCGAAGCCTGTGACCACTGCATCTTTTAGGGCTTGATCAGCCATTAGAGGGCTCCTGGGGGCGGTTTCATCTGCAGGTGTATATTGTTGTTCTTCATGATCTCGATGATCAATTCCTGCCGCTCTTCTTTGGTGACCTGTCTTCCTGCACGCTGCTCGTAGGTAGCTATCCGCTGCTCGAATTGGTCGGCGTGTTTCGCAACAATCGCCTGGAAGGCTGTTTCATCCACGAATTGGATGTTGCTGTTTTCGGCGTCTGCCCCCACCTGAGAGCCTTCGTCCGCGGCTGCCGCGGTATTCCCTTGAGCATCCTCTTCATCGAAGGCAGTAAGTTCGTCGGCTGCCCGGGACTTGAAGACCCTCTTGGAGAATTCATCGGCTCTTTCCGGGTCGATTGCCCGGAGGTTTTCCATGGTGCGCTCATCGACACCCCGTTGGTTCTCAAGTTGAGACCTGTAGTTATCCTTGGCCGTGGCCAGAAAGGACGCCTTTTGGGTCGGAGTCAGGAAGGAACCTTTCTGATCCGGATCGAGTTTCTGCAGAAATTGAGTGAATCTTGAGGGAAGAATTTTTCCAGTCTTTTTGTTGACCGCGTTGCCGTTCTCGTCAATCTCGTATTCCCGCTCAAAGGCTGCCCGGGCATTTGCAGCCGAGCGGAATTCCGACTCGCGGACGGTGGATTCCGGGTCGAGGGTCTTCATAAAGTTGAAGATCATCGACAGGTCATTGGCCGCTGAGGGGTTTTTAACGTCCGCTGCCTTTCTGATCCGGCCAAACGCCTCCCGCATGATCGAGGTTCTAGCGGTGGTCTTGTCCTGGCGGTGCTCTGCACCAATGGTGCGGATCTCTTTGCGGAGATCCTTGTCGTCCTTTTTCTTCTCCTTCGCCAAATCGGCTGTCGTCTTGGCACGCTCCGCCCCGGCCTTGAGCTTCGCCTGTTGAGTGGCCTGGCGCTGAGTGATGATGTTCTGGATCGGCCCGAGGGAGTCCAGGATCCCCGGGTCTCCGAGCTCAATCGACGCTTCGATGACCGGCTGGGCCGAGGTGGCAAAAGCCGTCTGATCGAAAGCCTCATCCTCCTGAGCCCGCTGCAGGATCTGACCGACCTGTCCCGAGACCTCCTGAAGGCGGTCTTTGCGGATCTGGTCGGCCTCCTGCTTTTTGCGGAATTCCTCCTCCTGGAGCTCCCGCTGGGCAGTCTGATTGGCGATCTGCCGACCCTGCACCGCCCCCGTACCGGCTGACCGGAGGCCGCCAAGGAATACGTCGACTCCATTTGCCATGTCTGGCCTCCCTTACCGAAGCGTGGTGGATGCTGGTCTGGTTGCGATGGTGCCTGTCGGCGACGTCTGCAGCGACGGATCCGCCCCTCCGGTGAATCCTGCCGGAGGTCCTGAGGACGACCTGGCTGCCGCGGGAACCGGCCCTCCGGTAAGGGCTGCCGCTCCGCCCCCTCCGCCGCCGGCTGCCCCGGCGATCTTGGCCCCGGCCCCGAGTCCTTCGAACAAGCCGCCGAGGCCGGATGCTGTGGCTCCCGGAGACTGGCCGAGCGCCGCGATGGCCGCTGCAGCCCCCTCGCCCCTGCCGGTCCTGAGGTCTTCGCCCGTGACCGTCTGGTCCGTGGTCGTCCCCTGGGTCGTCGTGCCGCCCCGCAGACGCTCGTCCCGCAGTTGCTGCAAGGCAATGGGGTCCTGGAGCAGTTGACGGTTCTGGATCGCCCTTTCCCGGCTCATACCAGCAAAGTCGGCGAACTGTCCCGCCGTCTGGGCTTGGATCCCGACCCGCTGTCCGGGCAACTGGAGGGCCTGTTCCGCCGCCAGGCGGTTGGCTTCCAGGGTTTGCTGTTGAAGGGCCTGGGAGGCCGATTCCAGGGCTCCGGTCTGGAGTTGACTGAAAGCCTGCCCCCGGACGCCCCGGGCCGCTGCATCGGCCTCTATGCCGGCCAGATTCTGTTGTAGGAACCGATTGACCCTCTCCTGACCCACATCCAGGGTCGAGGACCGAAGAGCGTCGATTCTGGCCTGCTCTTCCGGCGAGACCGCGAACGCCTGCCCGCCGAGGATGCCCCCGAGTCCGGCCTGAGCCTGACCTTCCAACTGCTCCCGGCCACCGAGAGCGGCCTCCTGTTGGGCCGCCAGATTGTGCTGGCGCTCGAAATTCCGGATCGACTTGGTGAGGAGGGCCTCTTCCTGGGGCGACCGGCCGGTGAATTCGGTCTTTTGGACCGATTCGGTGCCACCTTTGGTGGTCTGGCTGGTCTCCTGCTTGACCGTGGTCTCCAGGTTTTTGAGGTCCTCGATGGCTTCCCGCTGCCGGCGGTCGGCCTCTTTGGAGGCTTCCGCACCCCCAACGGCTCCCGCACCGGCCAAGCCACCGACGACGGCCCCGACCGGCCCTCCGACAGCGAATCCCAAGGCGGCACCACCAGCCGCGCCGGCTACCGTCTTGGCGCCGGGACTGGTGACGAGTTCTTCTGCGGTTGAACTAGCCATGAGCGGCCTCCATGGGGCGGGTTCTCGAACAGATATTCACGTCCTTTTCGGTGATTTTGAACCCGCATTTACGCTTCAGATACTGAGCGAATTTGTCGTTCGGGATGAAAGAGAGGAAAGTCCTGATTCTACCTTCAGAAATCATCTCAATGTGTCGAATCAGCTTTTTCACGCTGATGATCCCGAGCCGCGGCTCTTCCGGGTTGGTGGCGATCCAGTCGATGATGCCGACTTCAGAATTGGTGACGTAGAGCCAGGCGACCGAGAGCAGTTTGCCATTGTGTACGGCGACGTAGCCCGAGTCTGGAAGAACCTTGCCCTGCGGCGCTACATTCCAGTTTCTGGACGTGAACCACTCCGAGACCTCTGCGAGGTCGTCGTCTTCCAGGTCCCTGACTATGATGTCCTTGATCGCCATACTTACCCTTATAGCTCGTGAGCCATGAGTCTGACATTCAGAATCCGAAGGGCCGTCGCTGACCCTACATCGTATTTGATCTTGTAGGTATAGGTCCCCGCCCCCGGGACGTCGATGAAGTTGAACGCTGCAGGAGGTAGGCGATATTTGCCTGCCTGAGTGTAGAAAGGCACCTTGATCAGCGTCCCGCCGCCTTTGTCCACTTCCAGTGTACAGGGGTCGGTGGTCAGTTCCTCACACTCGATGTAGGTATTGGTCGACGACGTCCCGGCCTGCATCGAAATCAGCACCGGCCCGCCTTGGGTGGTGATGGTAACAGAGTTGTTTACAAGGTCACCCGTGGACGCCGTGGTGAAGACCAGTTCCGCCGCCCCGGTGTCAGCCGACAGAGCCACGTTCCCTAGGGTGGCTGGTGTCCCGGCCGTCTTCACAGCCCTGTCTACCTGGGTGATCGTATTGTCGAGTATTTCGGTACTGCTTACCGCGCCGGTCGCCAGGGCTGACCCCGGCAGGTCGTCGATGACGACTTCTCCGGCTATGATCTTGGTCGTCACCCCGTCGACATTGACGTCAAGCGACCCATCGACCTGGCGATCCAGACCCTCCCCGGACAAGGTCGGGTCCAGTTTGGTGGGCTCGATCTGAGTCAGGGCCGTCAGGTTGTCCTCGTTCAGGTTGTTGACGGTCGAGTAAATGTTGCCGAATTCAGAGTTCAACTGATCGGCGGTCAGGACATTGCCGTTGATGTAAGTGTTCACCTGGGAGGTCAAAGCCCCCATGGAGATGAAGGCGATCAAGGCGATGACTGCAAGGCTTGGCTTTCTCATGCGCTTCCCCCTCTCACCGGGACGTTGGCCTCTTTGGCTTCGATCATGAAACCGTAGACCCCGACATCGGCTTGAGCATTGTAGATGACTTCAATCTGCAGGCCATAGCCTTGGCCTTTGAGCGGTATGGTTTGCGGGACGAATACCCCGCTTCCGAGTTTGCTGGTGCCGAGTATGAAGCTCGACCCCAGTTGATCTTCTCCGGAGTCCACCTCGATAGTCCGGGTTGTGACCTGGCGGGAGTCGACATAGCCGTTGATCCCGAGCGTGCCCTGTCCGTCAGTGGAGGCCAGAACGGTGGCGTGCTTCCAGGTGTGCTCCATGTCCATCTCGCCGCCGGGGTAGATGAACCCTGACTTGAAACGGCCGGTGTAGGCCGTTCCGAGGTCGGTCCTTACCTCATCATTGATCAGAGCCAAAACCCCGTCCTTGCGGCCGGTGATGACCCGGTTGATCCCGCCGTCCACGTAGTTGGCCATGGATACGGCCTGGTGATTCTCCCAGACTCCAGACCAGATGGACTCCTGGGTATTGAACGCCAGGATCAGGTCGCTTTCGGTGGCCGTCTTGCTGGGCACCGAAATGTAGTACATGTTGTCTTCTTCATCGAAGGCAGCGGTGTACTGAGTGAAGTCGGAGCGATTCAGTCCCTTATTCCAGAGCTTCGAGATCGGACGGGAGATGAATCCATAGTCTGACTCGATGGCCTTGTCGGTCGACGACATCCTGAGGATGCCCCGCTCGGAGGCGTAGATCACATCATTGGCGATGGGGACGATCGTATGGTGACCGATGCAGCCGATCTGCCGGCTGATGGTTTTCACCACGAAATTGTTGATCTGATTCCCAGTCACTTCGAACTGGGCTCGGTTCATGAAGAGGTAGAGTCGGCTTTGGAAGGAAACACCGCCGACAATACCGTTCGGATCGCCGAAAGGATCGAAGTCGAGAGATCCGGCGGCGTTCGGGAGACCCGTGGCGCCGAAGCCGGTCGTCGCCCATGTCGTCGCGTCGAAGAACTCTGAGTAATAGCCTCGATATGGGAACCCGGGTACGCCCCACCCCCACATGCGTCCGCCGTGGGAGAGGAGGTAGGACGGCGTTCCATCGGGTGGTTGACTCCCGGCTGGAACTGTTGAGGCGGCTGGGGCGACCCCATCCCATACGTACATCCCCTCTGCCGGGTCGGTTGAGACCCAGTAGACCTTTCCTTCGAAAGTCTGGAAGGTGACTCGTCCGGTGGTGGGTAGGATGATTGTACTGGTGAGATCAGTCGCCACCCCGGT